TGAGCATCATATCCGCCGGATCGCAACAGGCGGTGTGCGTAACCCAATTGAGCGCCATTTCGGTTTTCGCGCACTGTGCCGGTCCAACGAAAACCATTCCTGTGTATTCGTGAGAGTTGAGGCAGTCCATTGGCTCAACAGCGTAAGGCACTCGCTCGTTGAGATAGGGGCCGTTGTAGCCGCCGGGAATGGACAGCTTGTGATACCGCTCCGCAGCTTCGGAGACAGTCAAACGCTCCGGCGGCCTAACCATGGCCGCCGTGTTCGCAACAATTTCCTCAACAGTAGAGAACATCAAATCAGTTCCTTCATCCGGGCGCGCTTATCCTTGTCGCGCACTTCGCCTTCGATGTTATCGAGTTCCGCCTTCACGTTCGTTGTCTTCCGTTCGGCGGCAAGCTGGTTCATAGACTCGTGAATCTGATTATTGAGCGAGTCGATCTCTTTCGTGAGGAACGCTCGCTGTTCCACGGTGACGCCCTTCTCACGCTCAAGCCCGTCGATCCACAAATTCGTCGTGTCTTTGATCAGCTTGAACACTTCTGCGAATGTTTCGACAACCTTTTCCGTCCGCCACAGTTCGCCAGCATTTTCTTCCCACTTCTGCCGCTTGTTCTGCGCTTCCCAAAATTCCGATTGCAGATACGCGGGAAGGTCCGCCGGGCGAAGTGTCTTCACCCATTGAGCAACGTCCACTTTCGGCTTCACAAGATACTGTGTGGCTTGGACTATATCGTAAACCCAAGTGTTGCGGGCGCGACCAAGTGTCGGGCAGTCAACCAATTTACGTTTGACCGTGGCCGGGTCCATGCGAAACACTTGCGACAACCATGCAACGGAGACACCTTTCAAGACGCTCCGGATATCCATTTCACCTAGACTACGACCGTCATTGATCTTGTCGCCCGGCTGCGGACTGTGTTCTTCGTCAAAGCCCAATAGATCGCGCGGCATTACTAGCGGTCCCTTCTATCTATGATATGGTGGCGGACTGCGGCATTTATACGATCTTGTGTTGCGCCTTTTCCGCCCATTGCGCCGTAGACGATTTCGTCGTTGGTCCCGCGCGCAATGATCGGGTAGACATAACATATCGGAGCGCTTTGTCCACTCCGGGGAAAACGCTCGTTGAATTGCTGCCAGTGTTCAAGGTTCCATGTGAGCCCGTACCACACAAGAATGTGGCCGCCGAATTGAATGTTCGTGCCGTGCCCAATCTGCGCGGAGTGAGCCAAGGCCAGCGGTATCTTCCCGGCGTTCCAAAGCCTTATGAATGTCTTGTCTTTCGAATCATAGACGACTGCCTTGGGCCAGTTTTTGCAGATAAGATCAACGTCGAATTGGAATGAGTAGGACACCATGATGTTGTGTCCGTTTTCTTCTTCGATAACTCGTTCCAAAGGTTCCAGCTTGAGATCGTGGATAGGAACCAGTTCGCGAGTTCCGTCTTCAAAATTGCGATACATGCTTCCATTCGCGAATTGCAGGAGCTTGTTTGTGAGGACGCCTCTACTGACCGCTTCAACATCGTAAGCCTCGCTATATAGGTCTTCTTCGAATTGTGTGTATTGGGCCATCAACTTCTTCGGCAAGTCAATGTATCTTGGAACGAACATTTGCGGCGGAAGATCGATGTAGTCGCGAGCGCGCAGCGACACCATAACGTCTTTCATGCGGCCCATAATCTGATCGAACGCCTGCGGTTTCGGCTCAAGACTGTAGCCGTCATACGACTTGTCGAACCATCTATCGGTGAATGCCTTCTTCGTCATGCCGAGGCGTTCGCCCCGGTCAAGGATGAAAGCCTGCCCGCCTAAATCGTAAAGCCCGTTCGGCGCAGGAGTGCCGGTCAGGAGATATATGCGCTTCACGTATTTACGCGCAACGGCCATAGCTCCGAAGCGAGTCAATCGCTTTATGTCTGTACGCAACGACCACGTTTTCAACGCCGATGACTCATCCCATATCACCATGTCGTAGGGCCACTGATCTTTCCAGAAGCGCCATAGCCAAGGAATGTTTTCTTTGTTTATGATATGGACTGGAACGTCCGTGCGCGCCGCCTTCTCACGCTGCGCTTCGGTGCCGGTGAGAAGCGAATAGGAGTTCTTTAGACACTTCAAGTCTTCCCACTCGTCCAGTTCATCGGGCCAAGTATTCTCCGCCACATTGAGCGGTGCGACGATCAGGCAATAGCGAAACGTGTCATACATATCTTCTTTGATTACACGCCAGCAAATGACCGTCTTGCCCATGCCCATATCGAGCGCGACGAGCGCCTTGTTCTGGCGGCGAAGAAGATTGCGCATCCAGACTTGATAAGCGCGGAAATCAGCGAAAGACTTCATAGCCGAGTTCCACGTTATCGATGATCAGGACATACATTCCAACGGCGCGCATCTTCACATGCTCTTGGTTCTGGTGCGCCGCTGCTTTCTTTTTGGACTGCTTGAATTCTACGAAGATAGCGACACCGCCTTTCATAAACAGGCGATCAGGAGCGCCCCGGCGGCCAATCCAAGCGAGTTTGCGAACGAGCCATCCGTTTTCCCTTGCGCGCTCGCATACGCGATGCTCTATTGAGCTTTCGCGGACTCCTTGGTCCTTCTCTACTCGCCGGTCGCGCCGCGCCAGTCGCCGGGAAAGCATAATCAATCCTTCATAAACACTTTCGACACGGAACCGTTGGCCTTCAACGGCAGATCGCGCGCCCACTTCGGTTGATCAACCATGCACTCAATGAGCTTCTTCAATTCCGCTTCCGCGCGGTCTTCTTTCGATAGGACAATAATCTGATCGTGAACGTGGAACCGCACGTCCAGTCCAGCGCGCTTTGCATTAACGATCCCATGGGCGAGAAGATCGCGCGAGATCGCTTGGTCCGCATTTTCAGTGACCTTGCCCGGATGGGTTGTAAGCTCTATCCACTGGCCTTTGTCGTTTTCGCCTAGGTATGTCAGCGTAGGCCGCATTTCTCCCCACGGCGTCTTCTTCTGGCGAATGAGAGGCTTGTAGTAGTGGATATGCCGACCGGACGGCAACCGCATCCGCAAGAACGGCCCGTCCATGTCGAACGACACGACTTCACAATGAGTCCGCTCACCGTAGCGGACGCAGCGCATGGCGGCCTTCATTATGGCCTTCCAGAACTCCACAACGTCTTTGAATGTCTTCCGCCAGATTTCGACGGCGCGCGTTGACTCGTCCAGCGTCATCTTGACGCCCATGTTCCAAGCGTAACCGAGTAACCCGGTGCCGACAATCTCGCCTGTCTGTTCGTCTTCGTATTCCGTGCCGCCGGAAAGCATGTAGCCGCAGCCAAGGACCGGCGGTTTCGAGATCGTGCGCTTCTTCTTCTCGCCGCGCTTGTACTCCGCAAGCAGATCATCGTAGTTGGACTCGTACATATATTGCGCGAAGTCCAAATACGGGTCGCGATCTTTCTTGAAGACGCCAAGAATGCGCTGATCCATTGCCATCCAGCCGAGAACACGATTCTCGATTGCGTTGAGATCGGCGTCACCGAACAACTTGCCTTCCGGTGCCTGAATGCACGGCCTGACGCCCGTAGACATGGCTTCCATGGGCGGCTGATAGATAAGGTCGAAGTCTCGCGGCTTTAGAATGTTTATGTGGCGGACGAGCGTTTCGATCAGCGCAGGCTTTTCCAGCCACGCTGCCGGTCGCGTGAGGTTTTGCACCTGTGCGCCGCGTCCGCTCCAACGCATTGTGCGGCCAGCGCCGGAATACTGGACGGAATAGCGATAGAGCCCGTCCATATCAGTCAAATCGTAAAAGGCTTGATACTTCTTGACTGACGACTTCGAAATCTCCGCCCGGATATCGAGCATCTTCTTTAGCTTCGTGTCGTCGCCGTTGCGCCATTCTTCCGCCGCCCGGCGAATGTGACCCTTCTTGAGATCGTTGAACTTGTAACCGCGATCCTGCAACCACGGCAGCAATTGATCCCCGCTTTCGACGTTCTCAAGTCCTGTAATTCGCTCCGCCCGATCAAGGTACTTGCCGCGAACATGATCGATGATATCGAGCGCCTTGCCTACGTAGTCTGTGTTGACTGGAATGCCCTTGCGGTTGATCTCTTGATCCAAGTGCCACAAATCCCATTCCTCTGCCGGTAAATCCCACGGAAGACAACGCTCGTAAATCTCCGACTCTGCAATCACGTCCTGCCGATTATATTCCTTGAACTTCTCCCACTTCTTCGGATCGGTTTCGTGCGTGTTCCACGGATATTGCTTCGTCTTCGTGAGACGCTTGCGCGGCTGCGTGAAATACGTGACGAGCGACTTCCCTTCCCGCATCTTCTGCTTGTCCTGCGGCAGTCCAATCGCGCGCCCGGCGCGTTCCAGCTTCGCGGGAAGGGACAGGGACATTGCCAGCACCATAGCGCAGCGCCAGCTTGTTATCGGGGTATCTAGGCCGAGTGTGTCGAGCGTAATTGCGATTTCGAATGCGGCGTTCCACGCGATCTTGCGGACGCCGGGATCAAGCAAAGCCTCTTTGACTTCGGAGGGCATTCTTTCGCCCTGCGCGGCATCCCATTGCCGCACGGAGCCGCCGTTGAACGAATACGCGCCCATGAGGACGCGCGTAGACTTATGGCGAGCGTAACGGGACAA